TTGCAATAGGTTTGAAGATAGACATCTTGTACTGATAATGTGTATGCTTGTTGAAATGCCATCTATTTATATGGGTGATAATGAATTTGAAATTTATTGAATTTCAAATTTGGAGAAAATTTGAAAATTTAGAAATTTAGAATTTTTAGAATTTAGAATATTATAAATCATTGTATAATTCAAGAATTGGTTTTATTACTCTATGTCGCTCAACATCGTGTTCCCCAAAGTGCACAACATCAATTAAACTTTCATTATTTTCATCAACAATCGGTTGATTTTCCAATCTTTGTAGAAAATCGGAAAACCCATTAACATCGAAGCCCCTATCATATTGAAATGGGTCTCCAGTGATTACCATTTTACTATCCTTGCCAATCCGTGTAAGAACCATCTTCATCTGATTGACTGTAGTATTTTGAGCTTCATCACAAATAATCCATGATCTCTCAAATGTAAGTCCTCTCATAAAAGCCAGTGGTACAATATCTACAATTTTTTCTTTAATCATGTGATCTACCTTGCTCAAGGGAAAATTCAATTTCAAAACATCATGAATTGGGCGTACCCATGGCTGCATTTTTGCCTCCAGATTGCCGGGAAGAAATCCAAACTGCTCATCAACACTCACTGCCGGACGAGTAATTACAATTCTATCCACCCTTCCTGCAATAAGACTCTGTACACCTGCCGTCACGCTCAAAAGGGTCTTACCAGTACCAGCTGGACCCGAGCCAACCACAATATACGGTTTATCTTTTTGTAAAAGTTGCATGTATTTTTTCTGATTGTCAGTTCTTGGGGAAATAAATTTAACATCTTTTTTTGCAAACACTGTTTTAGACGTCAATAACCGGTTGACTCCCTTCATTATAATATAAAGATAATTTACTCTTAAGTACTACTTTGTTCATGGAAGCAACGTGTTTCTAATGCTGTTTCTTGGGACATATCTTCTGAGAATTTTGTGCCAATTTGTTGACTAAGTAGATCATTGGATTTTTTCAGTTTGAGAATTTTGTCACGTAATTCTTTAGCCTCATGTTTATTTTCTTTTAATTGTGCATATTTCTCAGTTATTTGTTTCCTCCTGGCTTTTTTCTGGTCTGTGTCCTTAATGGCCTTCAGTTCTTTCAGTTCGGATTTCTTAGCAGTCTCATCGATCTTAATCGCTTTCTTCAATATTGAATATCTACTGGACAATTCCTTCTTTTCAGACGAGGAGGCTTTTTTCTTCTGCTTAATGTCATCATAGTCCCGCTTTATATCTCCAATATCTGCGTCTATTTTATTGATCTTTTCAACTGCTTCGTTTTTGACATTTTGCTCCCGTTTTAACAATATGTCATTGTCCGACTTGCCTGACGTAAGTTTTGCACATTCTTTATTTTTTTCAGTTTTCATGTCTTTTGCATTTTTCATAGATACATTGATATTTGCTATGTTTTCTTTATAATTTTCTTTAGCTTCCTCCTTACAAAGCTTTCGTTCTTGTTTCACAAAGCGTTGCATACATTCATCATTTGCATGTTTATGTTTAATTTTTGCGTCATCTTTTTGTAATTTTATTTCATTCATCTTTTTCTCAAAATCTTGTTGAATGTTTGATTTACAGCATTGTCTAATATTTGCCAACATCTGCTTTTGATCTGCGGCCATCCCCTTTTTCTCTGCAGAAATTTCCTCAAGTTGAAGTTTTCTTTCCAGCCGAATATTCTGTTTTTCTTTGGCCAACTCTTTCATTTTTGTTGTATATATATTCTTTTTGTCATCTGGATTTCTCTCCTGACGAAGACTTAAAGGAACAACAACCTCCTCTAAAACAGGATATGAGAAATTCCGGGCATCTTGTGATCTGTTCAAATAACTAATGTATCCAGCAATTGCATTTTTATATTTTGTTAAACCTCTGTCTGTAAAGAAACCCTGTTCATCTAAATATGTTTTTGAGAATTTATTGAAGTTTGTAGGGAACTGAGTTACGGATGGCCTTAACAAATTTAAAAGTTTAATCATTTCCATGCCATCTTCTGTTAGTGGTGTAGCCGTCATTAATAAAATTCTTACACTGTCTTTTCCGGATTCAGTGTATGACTTTTGAATCATTTTTTCCAAAATATCAACTCTTGGCTTTTCGGCTCCAGTTACATTCGGAGCATACAACTTGTGTGCCTCATCAATAATGACAAGAGTCTTTTTCAAAGGATCAGCTTTTCCATTTCTACGAACCATTTCTTCATACACCTTGTTTTTCTTAAGAAGCAAGTTACTAAACTGTTTATAAGATATTGGTTCAACCCAATTTGATGATACATATTTCATCGGCCCACTTATCTTTGAAGGCAGTCTTAATTCACCTTTTTTAATTTTCTCTTGTAAGGAAATACTACACACTTTGTCATACATATTTTTCCAAATATCAGTTTTCAACGTATGTCTTGTAACCCATAGAATGGTATATCCAGCATTTTCAAATGATGTTGTAGCAGTTGCAATACCAGTACATGTTTTCCCTGTTCCTACCGAATGGAAGAGCAACATACCCTTGTAAGCACTTGAAGGTTGGAAATAATGACGTACAAAACTTTGTGTAGGAGTAAATTCTACTATTTCTCTACTCCCCCCCGTGCTTGTACAGCCATTCTTTAAATTTACCTTGTCATAAACAAAATCACGATATCTTTGGGCAATAAACTCGTCCATATCATTGTGATTAAGGACTTTTTGTGGTGGCAAAGGAAGGTTGGCTTTTGCTTTTGCACGAGTTATAGGTATCCCTCCGATTTGTTCCAGATCTTGGTCAGAAAGAATTGGGGGAGGCAAATCTATTGTGAATTGGTGAATATTTTGAGTCAAGATTTTATCAGTTGCACCTTCTATTGACGCTTTTTCAATTTCCGCTGCAAATACCACCTTTCGTAGATCAATATCACTAAATTGTAAATATAATTCCATTAATTGTCTAGCATTGTACTTTTGTTTCAACTCGGGATCAAGTCCAATTTCATATCTGAAAACGTAAAGTGGCCATCCATACCTTGGATGGAATGATAATCCACTTTGTCCGCAAAACCTTGTGCTTCGTCCAATTGCCTGTTTTTCGTCAGCCCTTACCACCAATGGTTCAAACAAATGTACATATTTGACATCAAATAAATCAATCCCTTCCTTGAATCCTTGATCAAGAATAATAAATCTACAAATGTCTCCATGAATATTTTCGGGGCGCTGATTAAATAATTTTAGAGTTGTTTTTTTGAAATGTGTTTTCATTGGTGTGTCAAAAATAGGCTTACTTACCAAAATACTAAAGTTATTCTTTGTTTCAGAAAGACGATCTTCTCCTATTAAACGCAAGTGCCCTGTTGATCCTGTAAAAGCGGGGTTGTATCCTTTGGCTATAAATGCAGATGCAATAATTTTCGAACTATATGAGCTATTAGACACATCTGTAAAAATCATATGTTTGAAATGATTGCCATATTTTTTCATATCTTTTTGATCAAGTTGTTCAATTTTCTTGAAAAGGGCATCAAGTTTTGGCGATGCCTCTGGAATCTGAGTTGCAAGAATGTCAGGTAAAAATGCTTTTCTATCAAGCAAGTGGTACCCTTGAACTTTACTCCAATTTCCAACTTCTCGTATACACTTTGCTATCCTAAGTTTGTCATCACCACTATTTTGTAAATCTCCAGAAGAGACGGACATTTTATATTTCAACATAAAAAAATTGATTTATTACATTACATTGACTTTTGAAAAGTAAGAATTCATACATTATGACTTGTTGTATTTGCCTTGATGAAGAGAGCGAAAGTATGTTTTCTTTGGCATGTAAACACAAGTTGTGTTGTGATTGCTATGAGCATCTTCTTGCTCATTCCATCAAGATGAAAAAAGATACCATTTGCCCACTTTGTAGAAATGTCCAAACAATATTCATACAAAAGCAAAATTCGGATCAAATTGAAATTACATTAGGAGATGTTTATTTTATTCCAATATCTAATCCAACATTGACAACATATGCTGAACAATGTGTTGGATATTGTTGTATGTTCGCTATAATATTGCTTGTATTTATAGCCATTGTAAATATTTTCAAGGATATTTTGTAATACACAAATATAATAATGGATATTGAAACTGGATCCAATCATGAATATGCCTGTTGTATCTGTTTGGAAACATTAACGTTTGCCAAGACATTACGATGTAATCATTTTTTATGCAAAGAGTGTTACATGTTTTGGAAAGACCATCAAGCCTCTCATCATGTAGATATGTTTTGCCCAATATGCAAAAATATCGAAATTTCATACGACAAGAATAATGAAAATGATGACAATGACGAGAATAACCATGGGAAAGTACTTATTGTCACTGTTTGTTTTGCTGCATTATTCTTTCTAATTGGATTGCCAATCATCGAAACATATAATCACTAGATTCTAAAAAGACATATAATGTGTTACGGTTCCAAGACCCCAGTGAAATGAAAAATCTTCAGGGCGATTTTTATTCAAAACGATGTTTGTTTTGGGCATGGACATGTTTTTTCTATTGACAAAATGATTATACACCATTTCCCAGTTTGTCGGTATCCATCCTACCCAATGCAACTCTTTTCCTTTGATGTCTTCTGGTATTTCTCCAAGTAGTATAGAAGCTACATATTCATATGCTTTGCATAATAAACTATTCTTTAAAGAGTAAGTATCAATACCTTGATGCCAAAGAATTTCTGAAATTCCAGTTAAACCAGCCAAGCCAAATTGATTGTGAACGATATCTCTTAATGTTTCAACTTCTTGACCAGTATTACTAATCAAAAGATTATCAAACAACATTTTAGTACTCTGCACACAAGCATCAATTTCTTTATTATCATTTTTGAAAATAGCGTATTGTAATCTTGCCTGTGTAATCGTTGTACCCCAATTTCCATAACAAACGAACCCTTTTAATAATCTGGTATTTGTATCAATGAAAAAACTTAATTGCGGATATAAAACTTTATCAACAAAGGATATAAATTGTTTTTCAGTTACATCATTCCATTTTGGATAATTATATTTCAAGAGTTCAGCAGCCATTACCATACCTGAAAGCCCCCATCCAGCTTCCAATGGTCCATTTTCATTGATGATACCAAATTTCGTACAGGTGGTACACCAAGACATTAAAATTTCAATACATTTGTCTGCAAATCTACAATCTTTAGTAATTAGATAGGCAATAGTATGTTTGTAACATCTTTCGCCATCCTTCGTAAAATTGTCATGACCACCTATCAATCCCTTTTTTAATAAATCATTTTCTTCAGTTTTTCGTTTTTTCCAATATTCTTGTTCTTGTAAAGTTTTTTTTTCCAAATCGTGAGGTGCAGGGTTATATCCTACACGAATTTCTGTAATTGCATTGGATTTCAAAGCAATATCAATATTTACAAAATCAAGTAGTTTCTTTGTGGCTGTCTTTATTTTGTCATCCTTTGGGTTTAACATTGTGTGTACTTTTTGTGGTGAGATAACTGTGCCAGGGTGAACAATATTTATGAGCCCCATCTTATAATTATTTCATATAATTTGTGGTGATGTAAAGTCTAGATTATGGTTGACGGAAAAATGCAAAATCAATGAATATTTCATTATCTAATGACACTGGAGCTGAATCAAGAAGAAACGTTTTATTATCATCAACTATCGCACATTGATATTCAATATACACTATGGTGGGAACTAGAAATTTCTCATTCATAATAGAATCTAAATATGCATCGGCTTTTTTGATATCAAGAAAGTGTTTTGTATATAATGACTCTTCCTTATAAAAATCAGAGCGCACTTTAACAGTGTACAGTTTTTGAATCTCCATTATTAAATGTATATAAAATTAACTGCATTTCTGAGAACAAAATTATCATTATGTTTGAAAAGTGTTTGAACATCACCAATTAATTTCATTTTTTGAAATCCTATATCATCATAATGATACCAGTCATTCTTACATACAATATAGCATGTATAATGACCATGATTAACATTTGAACCGTGGTGACATATAATTGATGTCAGATACAACTTCTTTGTATTTTCTTTTAATTTTATATTTAAAATAGGTACTACCGCTGTCTTAATTTTCTTACCAGCAAACACCCGTGCTACTTGAATAATCAACATAGGGGCTTTTAGATAAGTCTTTATAATTTGTTGTTTATTATATGCAGCATTTTCACTTGGTTTCCATAGATTGTCTGCATCAAATGTTGCTCTTGTTTTGTGTTGTGGCAATAATTCTGATTTCATGTCATAACTGTTTTTGCTATAAATGTCATCTGCGGAGATTATAATGTCAGCAATATTTGTTTCACGAATTTCTGAAGTGACAAGATATTTTTTTCTTTTGGCATAACCATAACTTTCAAATTTGTATTTACAATCATTGGGGATCTGAAACATTCTTATCAAAATTTTAACAACATCAGCGGGTTCAAGTTGGGCATGTTCCCAATCTAGGTGTTCAGTTCTGAACAATGTTCGTGAATAATAATGATCAAATGCTTGAAATCCCTTTCGTAGTCGAGATAATGCCCCACATTTTCCGTTTATCACAGATGTAAATACCATGTGTAAACTCTGTTGTATAGCTTCTGCGATAGCTTGCAGCTTCTGGTTACTGTTATAATCTAGTTTTTTCTCAAACACATTAGTTATGAAATATGGAGACATGTTATGAAAAAGAGCAATTAACGTAGAATCTAGGTAACAACTATTTTGTTTGTTTATCAACCCGCCAAGACTTGCGCAATCCTTATTTATCAAATCGCATAACACTTTTCTACTTAGACTTTTAGGATTGGCAATAAAAGGATATAGTGTTTGCACTTTTTCTCTTAATTGTACAACGCTCATACCTGCCAGACCATCCTTGCTTGGATCGGCCCTTTTCCCACATTCCATTGGTATTGTGTTTGAAATATACTAAGATATTTTATGTGTCTTTCATATTTCTATTTATATATTTCTATGATAAGGAAAACATAGATGAGCAAGATTCAAGTGGTTGTTGCACGTTATCTAGAAGACTTAACTTGGTTGGAGACAATAAAGCATTTGTGTATAGTTTACAATAAAAAACCATGTCCATTACTTTCCCTATCTTTTAATACGATTGATTTACCAAATGTTGGCAGAGAAGCTGATACATATCTTCGTCATATAATAGAAAATTATCCAAATTTTCCAGAGTATACAGTATTTACACAGGCAAACATTGCCGACCATGTAAATGAAGTTGGTAATTTTGTAAATAGAATAAAAGATATTGAGAATGGTATTGTAGTTACTATGGATGGATATATTGGTTTAAATGAATTAAGAGTTAATCAAGGATGGAATGATATAATAGATTTCACAGACCCATCGCATGTTAGTTTACCCTTAAAGGAGTGGTGGTTTAGATTATATGCCAAACCTCCTGAAAAAAATATTATCAGGTGCAACTATTGTGCAATATTTCAAGTTTCTCGTGAAAACATATTATTTCATTCCAAAACATTTTATGAAAAATTATTGGAGTTTTTACTTGCAGAAGAAAACATTTGCCCATATATACTTGAACGTTTTTGGACAAGTATATTCAATGGAAAAACAAAAAGTATTCTGGACGATGATATTTGTGACCACTAGTGTTGTGGTGCTTGTTTCTGTTGAGGTGCTTGTTTCTGTTGAGGTGCCTGTTTCTTCTGTTGTGGTGCTTGTGCATTCATCTTTTTAACGGATACGATTCCAAATATAGTGCCCACAACAGACAGAACAACAAAGATAGCCATAACACCAACAATGAGCCATGCTAAGTTTCCACAATCACCATAAACCATACAATTGATTACCATAAAGGTAGCAAATGCTCCAATTCCCATTAATACCAGAGATAATATTGTAGCAAATGCCTTTGTACTTGCATTTGCCTTTGACACGAGAATAACAGCAATTGCTGATACGATCTGAATAATCTGAATAATCAATACTATTTTGGCTTGGTTTGATACAAGCATATTGTTTTATTTTACACAAGATATTTTTGTTTTCCTGGCAGGTTTAAACTCAGGTATATATCCCAGACTTTGCAATAGTTTTACATAATTTGTTACAACTTTTCTTTTTTTGTAAAGATCCGATATTGTATAATATACACAAAACACCATCCAAGTAGACATCAAATATTTCACTATTTCTTTCAATAAAAAAAATGCAAATAATGCAGAAAATGTTATAATAATGTATTTTGATACTTGACCAATTGTCATACCAGACATAATGCGCTATATGTTTATGTCAGTTTCATAATAATATATCCCCAAAACTTGTTACGAGAAATACACATGACATTATGGCAACATATCCACCTATAATGTATTGCCTATTATAAAACTCATAAGCAGCCAAAACTCCATAGTATATCATAAGAACAGATTCAATGAAATATGGTTTTTTTAGTTTTCTGAAAAATCCAGTTGTACCAAATTTGGGAGTTACTGTCCAGCCTTTACTGCTTTTCAAGTTTAGCATTCCTGAAAGCATTGCAATCACTTTAAAATAACCTGTTGAAATAGCGAACAGCATATATATAGCACTAAAACTTGTGATGTAAAAGTATTTAATTGGTTGGAGAATAACAAGATGCATTGATTGGATTATAATAATTGCAATGTTGATACCTACTTGAATGATGCCAAATCTTGTAATTACAGAGTCGAAAAGAGATTTTGCCATTTTCCTATCCTTTTCTATATATTTAGCGCTTAAAGTACATTTCATTTTTTTTCAAGACATAATTTAGACATGATACTAAAAAAGGGCTACCAAGTTCTTGTAAAGGCATATCATAAACAAATTGTTCCAAAACATACCAAAATATTTGAAAATATTGAACAAGCAACAGCGTACAAGGATATCATTACAAAGGAAGTTATTTGGAATAGTGCAGTAAATGTTGAAATTGTTGAAATATATTATGTGGATGATTCCATAAACAAATTTATGTTATCGGGTCAATTTATCGCCACCGAATAAAATTTGAAACACTGTTTATACATTATAAACAAAACAACGTAATACTTTAATCAACAAATGTGGTTTTATCTTTCACTGGCTGTTCTGTTGTCTGTGTATGATCTTGATATCGCGTTTTTAATCATAGGGGCTCTTATTGCAAAACTTAATGGTTATCATAGAGAACAAAAGTTCATAGAAGAGGATGTTGAATCAAAACAAAACATGCCCTTATCTAAAGTCCTTATTCAACTTCCCATGTACAATGAAGATACACACTGTAATCTTATTATGAAAAAATGTTGTGATATTCGTTGGCCTCAAGACAAACTTCTGATACAAGTTTTAGATGATTCAACTAAAGACACCATAAAAAATAAAGTAGATGAATATGCAAGAAACCTTCAATCTCAAAATTATCCAATAACGGTAATAAGACGGTCAAATCGAAATGGATATAAAGCAGGTGCCATGTCAAATGGATTAGATTTGGTTAAGGATTCAGGATTTAAATATGTAGCAGTATTTGACGCAGACTTTGAACCTCTTGAGGACTTTCTTGAAGAGACAATTCCCATCCTGGAACGCGATTCACAAATAGGATTTGTTCAGACACAATGGAAATTTGGAAATGTCAATTCCTTCCTCACTTGGTGTCAAAAAATAAATCTACAATTCCATTTTAGTGTGGAACAGCTCTCTCGTGGGTATATGGGAGCATTCTAGCATTCCTCTGTAGTGTATGGTATATACCCCGCCAATCTGAATTTGTTACACCCAAGTTATTTATTTGGCGGAGGTATATAGACATGTACTTGGGTCACTGGCTTCCTTTCCACCTACTC